AATCTTCCTGGATCTAGCAGACCTGGTGGTGGTGGTGGTGGTGGAGACACCACATCTTTTATAATGGAAATTGATACTAGTATAGTAGGATCTACTCCTAACAATCAATTTAGATTATATTCCGCTGGTAATACTGGTTCGCCTTACACTATTGATTGGGGCGATGGAAGTAGCGATGTAGACACTACTAGTTACGATATAACACATACTTATCCTGCTTCTGGAGTATATGAAATATCTATTACGTCTCCATATAATAGAATTCGTATGGGATCTGTAAATGACAGGAAAAAAATTACAGAAATAAAACAATGGGGTAATTTGTCTTGGACCACAATGGATTATAGTTTTGCTTACGCAAGTAATTTAAATATTACAGCAACTGACACCGGTGACTTTAGTGATGTTACATCTTGGTCACAAGCTTTTAGAAATAATTCAAATTTATCTAATTTAGGTAACTACAGTAATTGGGTTACTTCAAATTGTACTAATTTGTTTATAATGTTCCTCGGATGTGGTTTATCAGGTACTTTTGATTTTACAGGTTGGAATGTTAGCAACGTAACTAATATGGGTTATTTACTTGGCAACAATATTGGTATAACCAGTATTGATACCACTGGTTGGGATGTTTCTAAAGTAACAAATTTTAGCAATGCTTTTTCAGGATTAGGCCAAGTAACTATTATTGGTCATGAAAATTGGCAATTAAACACTACTTCAAACGTTAATCTTTCTAACTTATTTTATGCTGGAACACAACCATCTAGCCTTGATCCAAGCGCATGGGATGTAAGTAAAGTTACAAGCTTTAGTCAAACTTTTAGAGCTGCATTAAATAATGTTGGAAGTATAGATTTAAGTAATTGGGATGTAAGTAGTGCTACTAGTCTGTATATTATATTTGGTTTTAATATGTCATTAACAAGCGTAGGTGACATAAGCGGATGGGACGTAAGTAATGTAACTAATTTAGGTTATCTTATGGCTAATTGTTACGCATTAAATTTACCAAATCTATCAAGCTGGGATACAAGTAGTAATACTAATCTTTCTAATGCTTTTTCTTCTGCAGGTACTTCTAGTGTTAGTGGTATAGAAAACTGGAATACCTCAAATGTAACAGTTGTGAACAATTGCTTTATGCACTGTAGAAGTCTTAATACAACAGCTATAAATTGGGATTTAAGAAAATGTAGTAGTCTTAGTCAAATGTTTAGAAGTGCTTATTTTGGAAACTCTGCTTTCACGCTTAATATACAAACTGACTCTACTTTAACAAACGTCTTTGGCTTGTTCCTCTCATCTTTATTTGATGATATAACTATTGGAAATAATGTAGATTTTAGTAATGTTACTAATTTTAGTTATATGTTTGGTAGTATGGGTAATTTAAGTTTAACATTACCAGCTAACTTTAGTTTTGCAAGTGGTACTAACTTTACTCAATTTTTAACAGGAACTACTTTATCTTCTAGTGATTATAATACATTATTAATATACATAGAAGCAAGTAATCAAAATAATAATATATCTTTTGATGCACCTACATGCGTAGCTACTGGAGCTGGTCTTACAGCTAGAAATGCTTTAATAAACGACCACAGTTGGACTATAAATGATAATTCATAATTATGTTAGATATTTTAAAAGACGATCCTGAAAGATGGTTTATAGCAAGGGAAACTACTATAGGTGCTTTGTTTGGCTTTACACCTAATATAAGTAGAGTTAAATGCTTTGGTAATGTGCCTAATGGAAGTAGACTTAGCACAGGTCAACCTGTATTAGAGAAATTTATGACTGAAGAAGAGTTGCAAAGTAAAATAAACCAAATGGCAAGTGATACTAACTATTACGAAAATGCTGTTACTACAGGTAGTCCTATTTATAATGGTGTATCAAGTATATATGGTCCTTATTATCCACCATTGCCAGAACCTCCTGAAGAATAAATAAAATATAATTAAATTAAATTAAATGGAAAATAAAATAACTGAAAAAGAATTAAAAACAATTCAAGATCAACAACAACAACTTAACGCATTATTAAGGGATGTAGGTGTATTAGAAAGTCAAAAACACGGTATACTACATGAAATAGTTTCTGTAAACAAAGAAGTAGAAGACTACAAGCAAGTATTAGAAAAAGAATATGGTCAAGTAAATATTAATTTACAAGATGGAAGTTATGTTGAAATAGAACAAGATGTCGAAGATAAGAAAAATTAGTATAGGTTCTGATTATAAAAATGAAGCTATGCACTATTCTATTGGGCAAGAAGTTTATGGAGGACATATAATTGAAGCTATATTAAACAACGAGACAAAAGGTGAATACTCTATATATATTAAAAAAAATAATGAAGTATTACCTTGGAAAAAGTTTAATAGCCAAATGGCTATTGCTGTTGAGTTTGATCTTAAGTATTGATGAAAAGCTTATACAGATTTATTGTAAAGCCTTTTGATAATAGATATGACAATATACGACAAATTGATAATAAGCAACTTATTATTAATACTAGTATTGAGAATCATATTTTTGTTAGTAAAAAAGCAAAAGTAGTATCTATACCTTTAGCTTATAAATCTAATATAAAAGTAGGTGATATAGTTTATGTACACCACAATGTTTTTAGAAGGTTTTACGATATAAAAGGTAGAGAAAAAAATTCGTCTACATTTTTTAAAAAAAATATGTATTTTGTTTTGCCAGATCAAATATATATGTATAATGACAAATGTCATTTAGATTATTGTTTTGTTAAGCCAGTATTAAATAAAGACTATTTAGTAAACAATATAGAGCAGTTTAATGTTGGTATATTAAAGTATGGTAATAACACCTTAGATGATCTTAAAATAAAACCTGGAGCGCTTGTAACGTTTACACCAAACTCTGAATTTGAGTTTATAATAAATAACGAGCGCTTGTATTGTATGAAATCAAATGATATAGCGTTAATCCATGAGCACGAAGGAAACGAGAAAGAATATAATCCAAGCTGGGCGTAAAGCTGTAGATGAGTTAATTAAAGTAGCTGAAGAGCAAATCATAACAGATAGTAGTGATGATCTTGCGGCTGATAGACTTAAAAATGCCGCTGCTACAAAAAAGCTTTGCATTATGGATGCTTTTGAAATACTACAGCGTATTGAAGAAGAGCAAAACATATTAGATGGTGTAGATAAAAATATACAAACTAAGTCATTTAAAGGTTTTGCAGAAGGGAGAAGTAAATGAGTTACAAGCAAACTCTTTGGAAAGAGTTAAAAGAAGTTGTAAACCCTAAGATATTATCTAAACAAAACAGATATAAAAAGTGGAAATATGGTTATAATAAAGATTATGACTTTGTTGTAATTAGCAAAACAGGTAGAATTGGACAGATCATTGAAATACAAAATCTCAGGATTGCTTTACCAGCAATCGATGAACCGTATAAACGAAGCAAAGACAAAAAGGAGCAATACTGGAAACAGTTTGAATATCCAAAAGAATTACAAAAAATAACCACAAGGTTTGATTGGGAGAATTATCCAATAAGTTTTAAAGAAAAATGGTATGATTACATTGATCAAGAATTTAAACGTAGAGAAGAAGGTTTTAGTTTCTACAATAGTGGCAGTCCTGTATATATTACTGGTACTCATTACATGTACTTGCAATGGTCAAAAATTGACGTTGGAGCCCCTGAATTTAGAGAAGCAAATAGACTCTTCTTTATATTTTGGGAAGCTTGTAAAGCAGATCACAGATCCTACGGAATCTGTTACCTTAAAAACAGACGTTCTGGATTCTCTTTTATGGCATCATCAGAACTCGTTAACCAAGCTACAA